ATTCTGCCAGCGCAATTCGGACCGACATTTTGGGCGCGGTGCTGGCGTCTCTTCCATGATGATTGATTTAGTCGCGCCCAATTCGGGCAGCGCGCCGCCGACATAATTGCCCTGGCCTAGATAGCAGGACACGCGGCCATCGGTCAGGGATGCGGGTTTGCCGATTGCCTCTTCTATGCGGCAGTAAGTCATGCCGCGCGTCGAGAGCGCAACGATAGGCCACACTTGGCGGATGATTGTCGGTTCCGAATAGTGCGGGTCAAGATACTCAAACCCGTAGCGGTCTTTTGCCAACTCGATGATTTTGCCTTGCAGCGTCATTTCTAGTTCCCCTTGCGAGCGCGGCACCATGCGGCGCTTCTAATGGCCTAAGCCCGGTGAGACTTTCGTCTGCCGGGCATAAGCGCGATTTGATTTGGATCATGCGGCTCGAATTCGCGGCATGTCTGTGAAAGTGTTTCGGGCTTGCGCGATTGCCTGTCGCACCATTTCCGGAAAATAGTGACAGACTGAAACGTTCTGGCCTTTGGCCTGTCGCATCAATGAACAGTTGCGGTTCATTGTATCGCTGTCGCGATGATCGACAAAGAACAGTGAAGGCGTTTCATAGATCGAACCGCACAAGGTATCGGTTCCGATTGTCGCGCCGCGATATTCGACGGAAACGATAGTGTTAAATGCCAGCCATTCGCCGCTGTTGATCTTTTCTTGCGTCTTGCCGGTTTCGTCAAATGACGTATCGACATATTTGTCGGTTTCGATCACAGCGCGGACTGTGAAGTTTTTGGTCTTAAATTTCCACATTGTCTTGTGCATCATTGTTCCCCTTAGCTGGCTTGATTGCCAATAACCACACCATAGGCCAATACAGCCTAGGCTGTCAATACCTACAACAGAAAGAAAGTGAAAAAAATGTCCGGAACTTTCAAACCTCGGCGCAAGGCAAAGCGCGCTTTCCTGTTCCGCGACTTTGCGCGGCGGACCGATACCAGGATGCGGACTGCGCGACGGTTGCGCGAACGGGAACTGGTGAAAGCCTCAGCGGAACTCGCGGCACATTGTGCGGCGCAATCGTTCCCTGGCAGCGCGGCGGGATGCTAGGCCGTGGCACCGTTCGCACAGAAGCGCATGCTAGCGCACTGGAAAGACCCGAATTACACCACGGGCAGACCCTCGCAATACCGTCCGGAATATTGCGACATGGTTACAGACTACATGGCGAAGGGTTACAGTCTCACGGCATTTGCGGGAACGATTAGGCAAGCGCGCGATACGGTTTATGAATGGATGACGGCGCACAGTGACTTTTCCGACGCGGTGTCGCGGGGTCGCGCAGCACGCGTTGCGGCGCTCGAAACCAAGCTGCTAGCAGCGCGCTACGGCGCGCAGTGTAGTGCGGCGATCTTTGCGCTCAAGAATGCAGACCCGATGGAATGGCGCGATATGCGCAGCGTCCAACATGATCACAACGTTAGAGTGGATACGCTGACAGATGCGCAGCTATTCGCTATCGCCAGCGGCAAACCAATGTCAGATGCGGCGACAATCGACGGTGAATGCAAGCATATCGAGACAAGCTAACGAACGTTGACTTGTCGCATAGGTCTCTGTCACCTAGGCAATGGTAGCATATGGCAGGGCAATCCCAGGGAGAGACGGGGGAGGGGAAAATTCCGCAGGCAAAGCATGCTTTCTTTGACAATCACCCCTACAAAGTCGCCATGCCCAGGAAGTTTGCGGCCTCGCAGAAAACACCACCCCCGTTTTCAGGGGGCGGTCCCATCTAGCGCCGGATTTTTTCTGGATGTTCGCTCGCCGCCTGATCGCAGGCTTCTCGCATGCTGGCTTTGTCGGTGGCGGGGGTCAGGCCTTTGGCCTTGAGGCGGTGCAGGCGGGCCATCTTTTTGGCGAGCCGTGGGTTGAAATGGAAAGGTCTTTGGTTGAAATGGAAAGGTCTTTTTGCTGGGCCGCGTAGGTTTTCCATGTGAGACCTCCGATGCTGTGCGAGGACGCAAGTGCAGAGGCCCTCGCGCGCCATAGCAAAAAAACACCCGTGTTTCTAGATCGAGGTCACAACCTCTGATCTTCATATCCACAAAAATTACGATTTGTTCTCCTGTTCGTAACTATTAGTGATCGTGTTCAGGTTGAAGTGAGAACGCATGTTCGCGTGCTGGTGATGTGGAATGGCCTTGCCGGGTAGTGTCTTGATCCATGTCATGCAACCGTTGGTTTTCGCAATAATTACGGAACCAGTAAAATAATTTCGATTTTCACTTGATCTCGCCGCAATTACGGGCGCAGAATAAGAGTGTCGGATATGAGGCGAATTGTTCCCATGACGCGGGCCGAATGGCAGCGGGCGATGGGTTTGAAGGTTGAAGAGCAGGTTCAAGAGCAAGAGCCAGAAGCGTTTCAAGGGCGACAGCAGCAAGAAATCCCAACATCGGAATTGAGTTCGCCGCTACTGACGGAAGCGGCGGAGGGTAGCCCGCGACCAGAGACCCCCCAGCCCCCGGCGCGGGCGATCCCTTCCAGACAGTACAGGCCAATTCGGGAATATCGCCCCTTGGGCGGGAGACCGTTCGATGAGGGCAGCTACCGGGCAACGCAGCCATGGAAGCTGGAGGGCTGTTCCAGGGCGACGTGGTTCCGGCGCAACCGCAACAGTAGAGTGCGCGACGATGCGGATCACGAAGATCAGAGGGTATTGCCCGTACTGTTTCCGGCGCGCAGCGACCGCTACCGACCGTGAGGGAGACGAGCGGCCCTGGTCCGGCGACATCGGCATCTGCAACGCGTGCGGCGGCGTCCACATCTATAATTTCAAGCGCCGCGCCAACTGCATGCGCAAGCCTGAACATAAAGAGTGGGCGCTGATCGAAAGCAACGCTTCCTATAGGCGATTACGCCAGCTTCTTACGGCGGAAAGGATCGCTTCATGATGCCGGTACAGCCGAAGAAAATTGATTGCTGGTATGGCGAGGGGGCAAGCTCGCGAACCCGGCGCGAAGTCTCCGCCGACATGAAGCGCCAGGGCTTTATCGTCCGCTGGCGCAAGACCCCGCCGGATTGGCTGACCCCGCCTGAAAGCGATGTCGAGAAATGGGGTGCGGTCGAAACCGCCAGCATGGCGCTGCGCGAGGCGGGATATACCGGCACCGTGATATTGAAGCTATGATGCTCAAAACCCAAAACATGGTCGAGGCCGCCTATAACCTTCGACAGTTGGAGGCCGAACAGGGCTTTGAGGTGATCGATGATGCGCCCTGGCTCAACAAGAGCGATTGGCGCGAGATCGTGGTCAGCCAGGACAGCCGCCGCATTCGTCTGGTGCTGTTGGATGCGATGTTCCCCGGCAAGGGCGCATTTACGCGCCTGATTGCAGGAATTTGGGAAGCGGGCTTGACCCCGGTGATTGTCGAACCCAATCAGTCGCTGATCGATTGGTGCAACCGTCACGACTACCGATCAAAGATCGTCGGCAAAAAGCAGTTGCGGCACGAAGTCTGGTATCCACGCAGGAGTGCTTGATCGATGGAAACCGTTGCCCTTAGCCTCGATGCGATGATCGAGAACGCGGAAGCCGCTGTCGATGCTATCGATGACGAGTTCAATGGCCCGCAGCACATGATCGTGCTGTCGATGGCGCTGTTGATGTGCGCCCGCGCCGACAATATCCAGTTCAAAAGCGTGATCTCAGGCTTGCAGGAATTGCAACGAGTGATGGTCGAGATCGAACGCGGAATGGGCAGCACGGTGAACTGATGCGGATGGTGAGGAAAGATATCCGCTGCCTGAATTGCAATGCATGAACCCGTCGATCCGCCGCCACCTCGCATCAGCGGGATCGAACAATATCCCTGGCGGCCCGCTGCGGTGTGGCCGGTCTATGTGGAGGGAACCGCGACGCCGCTCAAGCTCGATCACGTCTTTATACTATCGGGGGAATGAATGCGGGTTCTGGTGTGTGGCGGACGCGGATTTTCCGATGCGCTGTTGCTGAATTTGGAATTGGACCGCCTGCACGCGCTCCACCACTTTACACTTGTGATCCACGGTGCGGCATTGGGGACCGATGCGCTGGCCGGTGAGTGGGCGGATAGCCGAAATATTCCCGTGCGCCCGTATCGCGCCAACTGGAAGGCCGAAGGCAAGTCCGCCGGTCCCAACCGCAACGCGCGGATGCTGGCTGACGGCAGGCCCGAACTGGTGGTGGCGTTTAAAGGTGGTGCTGGCACCGCCAACATGATCGAACAGGCGGAAACGGCGGGCGTGAAGGTGATCAGGATCGGGAAGACATAAATTAAATGATCAGAGCGGAAGATGCGGCGACGGAAATCATCCGGCGCAAGCAAATCCGCACGTCGATGACCAAGTGGTGCGAGACCAACAACTTTATTCCGGCCCGCCACCACCGGCTTCTAATCCAAAAACTCGAAGCGGTGGCACGCGGCGAGATACTGCGGCTTGCGGTGTTCATGCCGCCGGGATCAGCCAAATCGACTTATTCCTCGATCCTGTTTCCTCCTTACGTGCTCGCCAACGATGTCAAGGCCAAGTTCCTGGCGGCCTCGCACACGAGCGAACTCGCGGAGCGGTGGGGTAGAAGGGTTCGCAATCTGGTGGCGGAGCATGCGGTTGTTCTCGGCATCAGTCTGAAAGACGACAGCCAAGCCGCCGGGCGCTGGGAGACGACCGGCGGCGGCGAATATCTCGCCGCCGGTGCCGGTGTCGGCATCGCCGGTTTCCGCGCCAAGTACGGCCTGATCGATGACCCTATTCGTTCGCGCGCCGACGCCGACAGTCTCGCGGTTCGCGACAAGCTTTGGGAATGGTATCTGTACGATTTCCGGCCCCGGCTTGTTCCGGATGCCCGGCAAATCCTGATCCAGACCCGCTGGCATGAGGACGACCTTGCAGGCCGCGCGCTCAATCACGAACCCTGGGAAGTCCTGAGCCTGCCCGCGCTCGCCAAGCCTGACGACGCGCTGGGGCGTGCCGTCGATGAACCGCTGTGGAACGACGACGCCTATGGTTACGGCGCGCAACTCTTGTCGCTGCGCGATACCACGCCGCCGCGCGTCTGGAGCGCGCTCTACCAGCAAACGCCGACGCCGGACGAGGGTGATTATTTCAAGGAAGAATGGTTGAAGCCGCGCGACATCTTGCCGGTACATTCGATGCTGCGCTGTTACGGCGGCAGCGACTATGCGGTGACCG